CCATCATCATCATCTACATAAGTAATTTTTAAAGCACTAGTATCATTTGCTATTGTATTACTACCTTCAGCAGTCCATCCACCCGTACTATCACCATAATCTCCAACCCCACTATCAAATAAATCATCACCTAAAAACTCAGAAGCTCCATGATGTTTGTCGTTTACAGGTTTGATAGATAATTGTCCAAGATAAAATGTTGTTGTTCCTGAATTTGAAGTCTGAATATATATACCTGTACCACTATCTACAGGGCTATCCGAATCACAAGTCATATAACAAACAACTTCTGTCCATTCGTTTGTTGCTGTAGAATTTACTGTGTTATTAGCATCTGCGAACCATCCATTAGGTGGATTTACAGTAATAATATTAGTGGCATATATCCATGCCGACACCTTATATGTAACACCTGAAACATATTGACCATTTATTCCAGCAAGAACGCCATCTCCAGAAGTGGGTACAATGAATTTTAAAGATTGAGAATTATTTCCATAAACTTGTTCAGTTGATGTTGTCATAGTAACATTTTCACCAATCGCTGTACTTGCATTCTCATCTACAGAATATCCAGTAGTGCCATTACTAATATCGCCATTAGCAGCCATTTCGTCACCCAATCCTGCATTAGATCCATCAAGTAAATCAGATTCTTGACCTCTATGTCCATCTTGCATAGGATACCAAAGCTTTAGATTAGACTCTGTAAGTGAAGTGCCACCATTATTTAATACTAAAGATTCAGGATTAAGGTAATCATAAGTAACATCAGATTGAGTCCATTCAGAATCCCATACCTGTGCATCACACATCATTCCTTTAAACATTCTATCGTTAAAATTGACAGTTCCCGCTCCTAGAGCTAAATTTCTAGCTGCATCAGAATCATAATTAGCATCCAAAGCTTGACTCGTTCCTAGAGTTGATTTAATACCATTTATATATATACTTGCAGCTTCACCACTCATACTTGATACAGAACTTCCTAAATTATAAGTGACAACAACTCTATACCATGTTTTATCTTGCAATATTTCACTAGTTACAAAATTACCATCATTAGTACCTGTAGTATCGCAAGTAAACCTTAATTTACCATTAGTTTGTATATGAAAAGACCATCCTTGACTCGGACCAGTTCCAGCCCCTTTGTATAATATTTCCATATCTGCAGATGGAGTAGCATCTTCGCAGTAAATCCATACAGCTATAGTAGCACCATTAATCCAAATATCATCTAAACTAGATGCACTCCCAGCATTTATATAGTCACTAACACCATCAAACTCTAATGCTCTACCTGAATATATCTGTCCATGATTGTTGTTATTAAAGGATTCTAATTTTTTAATAGATACATTTGTAATTTTACCACTAAGAGGATCATCAATGCTTTGAATGAGCAATCTATTAGCAACACTTCCCTTGGAAGAGTCTTCTTGAATAGTTATATCTTCTGTAAAAGTTTCATTAGTAGTTCGCTTTGTCCCTACATTTACGCTTTTATCGCTGGCATACAAAAGCCATCTAAATCCACCTGAGCCACTATGTTGATTAATTCCACTTACTGTATAAGTACATCTATATGTCTGTCCTATTTCAAACACATGGTCTGATGTTTGATATAAATTTCCTTCACTCCCCGTATCATCTGCAAGTATTGCCTCATTGTCAGTTATCGACCAATGAGTCCCACAAGTCCATCCAAATGTTGAACCAGTAGCGTCTTCAGATACATCTTCTGAAAAAGTACCATCTTTTACCATTTCAATAGTTTCCTGTGTAGACGTAGAAGTATCTACTGCTCTGTATTTAGTTGGTTTTAATATTTTCTGTATTGTAGCAGCCATTATGATAGTGTCCCATTGTTTGAACCATGTGAATCATTTGCATCCGCATCTAAATTCCACCATGATATTAAATCAGTTTTTTCAGTAGTTGTCAAACCTGCATACTGTTTCCACATAATTGATTTTACTTCTGATTGAGTTAATGCTCTTTTCCATATACCTGCATTACATAAATATCCTTTATACCAATCACTTAACGCTGGTCCTGAATCATATTCTGCTCCAATAACAGCTAAGTTAACATCACCCCAAGCAGGGTCTAAAACAGCTGTATCGCCATTTCCACTTATATCATAAGCATTGGTTAATTGAATACCATCTACATAAACTTTAGCAACTTGGTCACCTGCTCCGCTAGCTCTTGTCAGAGCAACATGATGCCATTTTTCATCTCTATAGTCAGTTCCACCCGTTGCGCTACTACTATCTGTTGCAATAAAAGTATTCGAACGATTAGCATCTGAAACATAAATTCCTCCCGTTATTTGAGAAGTATTGCGATTAATACCAAGCCTAAATTTATTAACTGAATCGTTATTAAAGCCAAAAATTATTTCTTCATGCTCATCACTATCACCACCATCTGCTGCTTGATTTAAAAACCAAACTGAAAAAGTAAATGCATCATCTTCTGATAATTCTCCAGCCATTCCTACTATATTAACATAATCATTTGAACCATCTAAAAATACAGCACCATCACTCAGTGGCTGTACTTCTCCTACAGGATACATATGTTTCATAACCAGACCATCTGTTATGACACCTGGGGCAACAATTCCTGAGCGACCCAAACCTTGTGATAATCCTAGCTTGGGCATATTAACCTAAATATAGTATGCATTTACCAGCAGTAATAACAACCTTATCAAATCTTCCATACAACGTAATTCCTGATGGGACTGTCAATGTACTCATTGCAGCTCCACCTAAAGCAGATGCTGCCGCTGGACTTGCATGATCTGTACTATCTGAAGTTGTGCTAGCTGAAAATGTTATGTCATCTATAACTTGAATTGCTACAACCGTTTTAGCTGTTGTGCTTGTATCATAAGTAGCCGAGCCTGATAAATATACTGTACCAGCTTGACCTAGTGTAGAGTTTTGGGCTTCTTGCACAGTATATGTGTGCAGACCCTTTCCTGGTCTTGACATTTTATTCTCCTTTCGAGTTGTACTTTAAGCTCTTGTCTTGAGCGTGAACGTACTAGTTATTTTTTTAATTCAAAGTGGGGAAAGTCATCAAAACGATTATCTTTAACTTCAAAGTCTTGATCCCAATCGCCTCCCCATCTAAGGTTTATACCCATCTGATTAGCCACACCCAAAACAAAACCAGCAAACAAAGTTTGACGCTCTCTATCATCCCAATCGACAGGATAAGGTGTAACGTCCACTGCGCAGCTAGGACTAGCATTATGGCGGCCATTAGGATAACGAACCTTTGTCTTTCCGTCTTCGTAGAGAGCATTTTGTCTATCCTTGCTGCGATGTCCTTCAAGTATGCTGCAATCAACGTGCTTGATGACTTCATTGAAAACCATTTGTAAATCTTTTTCACAAGTTGCTAACCTTTCTCTTGATCTTCTTCCAAATCTTGGCATTATTTACCTTCTACATAGCCACCAGAGGCATATGTTTTAATAGAATCTCCAACTTTACCACCACCCGCCTTCTTGACGACTTTTCTGCTGAAGTTAGATTTTCTTTTTTCACCTGGAGAATACTTTGTTCCATAATTTTTAGCTTTATCTCTAGCATCCTTTACTTTTGGCTTTAATCCTCCGTACTTATGCTCTCTTCTTTCTGACTCAGACATTTGCCTTACATTTCTTGATTTGTTCCAGTAAACATTCGTATTGAATGAGCTACCTTTATGTTTTAAATGATCAGAGGCTTTTTCTTTTCTCTTGTGAGGTAGAGCTTCTGTTCTTTTTCTATGCTTTTTTATTGCCATTTATTTACCCTCCACATATCCGCCTGAGGCATATGTTCTTATAGAAGTTCCAACAGAACCACCATGTTTCATTGATTTCAATTTTTCTTTTCTTTTTTTATTACGTTCTTCCATTTTCTTGGTTCGTCTTTTTCTTCTTTGGATTTTCTTATCGACTCTTTCCGATTTAGATGTCATTCTTTGCTTTTTTCTAGCTTTACGATTTTCGGCTCTTTTCTTTCTTCTAGCTTTACGATTTTCGGCAGAGAAATAATCTTCAACATCTCTTTTCTTTTTCTCGTAACCTTCACTCCACTCTTTATGGGTCTTGCCAAAGAATTTTCCACCTGAAGGAGCATCATCTCTTTTAACTAACATCCTTGCGCCACTTTCAGTCTCTACCCACTTTTTTGCCATTTATTTACCCTCCACGTAGCCACCGCTACTGTATGATTTAATAGGCGACCCTACCGAGCCTCCCTTTTTATAAGATCCCATTTCACCTTCGGGATATGCTTTTTTTACCTGCTTCTGACGTTTCTTTTGAGTCCTAGCTAAACGTTTCTGATTTCTAGCTTTTCGTTTTTCTAAATGTTTATATCTTAGATTTTTTTCTTTAGTTTTTTTTCTTTGTTCGCGACCAGCTTTAGTAACTTGCACAACATCGCTTAGATGATAATCAGGACTAATATCTTCTGCTGATGGCAAGTTAAGCTCTTTAGCTTTTCTTCTCTCAGCTTTTTCAGCTTTTTTCTTTAATAATTTTTCTTGCTTAGTATCAATTTTACCGAGCCTTTTGTATGTCTTAACATCTTTTTTATAAAGTTTCTCTAACTTTTTCTTAGCTCTATTACGTTTTCTTTCACTAGACACAGGTAACTTCCCCTCTCTGTTTATTTTATCTAGTTTCTTCTTGCCTATTTTCTTTACACTAGATTTTTTAATTATATATTCGCCACCTTCTGCTTCAAGCAGGATACCACCCTTTGCATGGGATGGTCCAGTCAATTTACCTGGTTTCATTTTTTTTACGCGGTTACCCAACTTTTAGCCTTTGGTTTTTGTTTTCGCCAACCCTCTTTAGTTTCCGATAAACCTTGAGGAGGATGTGCATACTTACACGCATACGCCAACGCATCAATAGTATCATCATGCGCCATCCTTGGTCCAAATGTAAGAATTTCTCGGTGTAATTCATAATGATTTTTTTTCATATGAATTTGCCCGACTGCAAATCGTTGTGCTAATATCTCCTGTATCCTATCTCTTTTGCTCATTCTATTGCCTGGAGTCTCAGCTTTAAAGCCTAAATTAAATATATTTCGCCTTCTCATCTCACCATAAATAGCTTGAAATACAGGTTTACTCATAGTTGTATCTTCAATAGTAAACATCTTGGGTTTATAGAAATCATTTATTTCAAATATATAATCAACAATACCTTTTTGACCACTTCCTGGAATACCAAGTACAGGTAAAGTTCTATTACGCACATAATCAAGTACATATATATTATTATTAGGAGTTACTGCTACTGTAATAAGAACACTAAAGTCACTATTCCTCCTAGCACTATCTGTTGCTGGATCTACTCCCACAAATATATTACAAGGTTGAGGGTCTTCTCCATTAGGGACAATAAAGGTTATATCACTATCAGGGTCTTTTGTAAAAGTTCCATCCCAAAATTTAATATGATCTCTAGTAAATAAGGAATCTTCTTCGCTCTGAACTTCCATCATATATTCTTGATAAAACTTATGAGGAGTACCACTATCAGCATAGAATTTCTTCTTACGTTCCATTTCTTTATGACCAAACCACGAAGGCCATAATGGAGTGCCATCTTCTTGCAGCGCTTTATAGGTAATTACTTTCCAAGAATAATCTTTCTTTTCCTTTAAAGACTGGTCATATCCTACTAATATTTTTTGAATAAAAGAATCAAAGTGAACAGGAGTTCCATTTATTCGGAGTCTACCTGTTTTGGGTTCAAGTGCTGGAAATACGACTGCTGTGACGAGATTAGCGATTTTAGCACGACTCTCTGGCGTGACCGTATTATTCTCATCTTCAAAGTCATCAAGTACAATAAGATCATAACGCTTATGTAGCTTGGCACCGCCACGAATACCAGATAGATTACTTTTAGAAATGAGTTTACAGCCATTGTTAAGTTCGATATCATCTTCAGTCCACTTCTTTCCTTTTAAGTTCCCAAAATAATACTTAATTCTATCATTATATTCAATATGGTATTTGATATAATCAAGGTTAGGAACGGATATTTTACTAGATGCAGCAACCCAACCATAAAATAAGGGTTCATCTGCAAAACAAAAATCATGTAATATACTACATTTGGTAAGTACTGTCTTTCCATGTCCTCTAGGTAAGATTACTGCGAGCTGTCTATGGTCGTGATTATTCAGTGCATCACACACCTCATAATGAAAAAAAGGAGATTCACTCCTCATAAAATCATCTGGTAGGAATAACTTACCAAATGCTACTAAATCTGTATATGCTAACCTTAATTCTTCTTCTGCTTCAGATATATTGCGACTATTTATATTAGCCATTGAGAATTACATTCTCCCGTCATCCAAGAAACCTAGTTTAGATAGAGCTGTCCTCACCTTCTCTAATTGCATTCTACCTTCTTCTGCCGTAGCCTCTCTCTCCTCATCGTCTAATAGTAAATCCTCATCTTTATGTACATCTTCTTTCCATCTCCAATAGCTATCTTTAGTATTTTCCTTCCATCTATTAATAGCATAATCCGTCTGCCTTCCTCTCCTTCCATCAACATGCCAAGGATCTAAATACCCTAATTCTACTAATCGCTTTTGAGCTCTATAAGCATCTGCCTCACCCGCTGTATCACGCTTTAATCTATCAAATATAAGAGAGGTTCTTCTATCCCATTTTGTTTCAGATGCTCGAGGAGAATCTTTAGGCATTAAAACAGAATAATAATAAGGAGCAGAAAACTCACCCATAGGTTGCTCCTTCATAAGGATATCCATCATCTTATCTCTATCAAAAATTCCCTTTGATTCTTCATTCTTCGCCATTTGACAACTCCTTGCGCTCTACGCCTTTTAATTCTTCTTTACTGAAGCCCTGGAAGACTGCCCCTGATACCTGCTGCACATTTGTAGTAGTCTTATCCTCTAAATCTAAAATGTCGGATAACTTAAATAAGGCTTTCAGCTTTGTATCATCTTTTTCAGCAGTCTGTGCTATTAGCTTAATACCATGAAGGACGCCTCTAGCATCTATTCCCAGTTCTTCACAAATCTCTTTATGTTCTTCTTTCATATATGTATCAACCCTTTCAGTTTTAATTAATTGAGCCGCTTTAATACCAGCATACCCAGGGTTATTAGTAGGATATACCTTCATATATGCTTCTTTAGGGTCCATTCCCTTTAGCAAATTTAATACAAACAATTTTTCTTTACTATTTAAATCTTTCCTAGCCTCTATAACTTCCTCTGAAGAAAGACTACCACCAAAAGAATATATGTTAACTCTCTTAGATGTATCCATCTTAGTCTTAGGCGTAACAGTAAAAGTTCCTGTGCAAGTACCTATATAATTAACTTCACGCACCTTACCCTTCGCCTTTAACATAACGCCTTTTCTTAATATCTGGATTACACAATCGTCATCTGCCTTAACCCAATCACCTATGTGACCTTCCCTCCAGTCCCTCAAATAATGAATATCTTCAGGTACCTCGTCAGGTGAGTCAAAGACAGTATGATCTATCTTATTTACTCTATATGTTCTCATGGTTAAAATCAAACCTCGCCAGAGGTTTGGAAGACTATGCTAATCCTATAGTGTCAAGTTCAATGATATCTGCAATCTCTTCATCTAACTCTACATCTTTATCATCAATTTGCAGTACAGCCCTAGCACCTTCTATATACTCCTTAATATAGATTATCTTTTCAGTAACAGGATCAAACCCAATCTTTAATACATATTCTTTCATAATATCTCCATATATAATGGTTGTAGTATCCCCCTGAGTAGCAAAACTCCATTTTTTCATCTCAACTTTACCTTTACTTGAAGCCAGTAATTTCTCCCATACTTCAAGATATATGATAAAGCAATTTTCGTCAGTTGGAGGGGAAACCTCTTTATCCTATATGGAGAGTAACCCACCTTCTGACCCCTACAGCAGAACTATTTCAAGGGTACTGTCTGGGTGATAATCATTTGATTACTGACATCTTAATATATACTAAATAATATTATCAAGCAAGAAGGTTTCAAAATTATAGCATTTTATCGTGTGGCTTTATTTATAAGGGTATCCCCTTATCAGGGGATTTTCACTAACGTGTTTACGTTATTTTTGATTTAAGTTTTTGAGTTTTTTTTGTAGTTTAATTTAATTAATTAAGGAGAAATAAATATGGGCGCAAGAATAATGCCTGGTAGAAGCTGGACTAATAAGATCAGACTACCTGAAGATGTAACTAGCTTGGATGTGAGTACACCCGTTGGTGCTGCTGCAGCTGGTGCTACTGTTAGAATACTTAATAGCTGTACTACCATTGAAGATATTGGTAATGTACTAGCTGTTGCTGGGTCTGTTAATACAAGTGACTCAAGTAGTAAAGCACCTGTTGTTATAGGTAAGGTAGAGTATACTTATCTTGTTGATGGTAATGGTGTTGAACATAAAGTTAGTAATCCTGAAACTATTAAGACATTTATGTCTAGTGGAATGACGGTTACTAAGGTAGTAGAGGAGGATATTACTGGATAATATTGTATTGGGGGATTAATTTCCCCCTTTACTTCAATTAATTTTAATTATTAGGTATGTAACTGCTTGAATACAGATGTAGAATGTGTTTAAAGACATAATTGTGTGCCTGTGTGCAAGTATATATAATAAACTTATACCTAACAATTGTAGCATAGATACATAAAGGAGCCTAAGTGTGTCTTGTGTGAGGTGGGGCTCTATGGAGAAGACTTACTATGTTTTAACAGGCGTGAAAACTACCTGAGCAAATGTAGATGAGCATATGTTAGGGAGAGGGTGTAAAAGCCCTCCTTCCCGATATTTATTTTTAACTAAAATGGAGATGACAATGATGAAATTAATATGGAATTATATTCATGAATGTGTTGCTAGACATGCTGCAAGAAAAGTAATGGATCAACATCAATCTAGTAATGAATGGAAGAGTTACGAATATGGTGTAACATCAGTAGAGTTTCATGATGAAGCTGTTAATTTGCTATATCAAGAAGTAACTAATCTAAGTGATACTAATAATGCTTTAGCTCTAGAAGTTGTTGAGTGTAATACTAAGATAAAATGCCTTGAAAAGACTATAAAAGATTTGAATAGACCTTGGCATGTTAAGCTTAAAGATAAACTAAGTAATATTAAGCTACCAAGTATTAGTATTAAATGGAAGTAAACAATTAAGCTTCAGTGAAGAAGACTATGGTTATCAACCTTGTAGCACTAAGAATGATCAACTTGGTGGTCTACTAAAGGATGTAAAAAGAGCTATTTATATGGTAGTTCACTAAAAGGCAAAATGATGGAATACAGTCTAGTGAGTAGCGCTCCATAGCAGTGAAAACTAGACATTAAATAAGGAGATAAACTATGTGGGTAAACATACATCACAAACTATATAATCTTGATAAATATGATATAATTCAAGGTGATGAAACAGCTAATGGTAAGACTTATTTATCATTATCTAGTCGTAATAAACATGAAGTAAGAATACAGATGAAGCCTGAAGATATAACTAGAGTAATGATGGGCATTACAGCTTTATCTGGTAATAATAAATAATTAAGAAAGGAGTTGACGATGGATAAAGAATTAATGGAATTAAAGAATGATGAGGTAGCATTCAATGATGGGCTAACCTCTTATTCAAGTGGTAAATATTTAGAAGAAGATAGATATAAATATGAAAAAGTAATACAAATGAGAGATATTAAATCACCTGATGACTTTCCATTTTTTCCAGACCATGGAAGAAAAGGTGTTTCTCACTGTAAGATACGTTTTCAAAATGGTAATCATATAAGTATAGTTAAAGAGGTTAGTGGAGATGGTAGAGATTATGATGTATGGGATGATGTTGAAAATAGAGAATGTACTAACTACGAAAATAAAGAAGATTGCTTTAGAATCTTTCAATTAAACTACAATAAAGCATATGTAGAGAAAACATGTGAACATTGTGGTGCAACTAGTGAGGAATTGGAGGTAAGAGTTAATGAATGAAGGAATGTTTGATATAGTATGGTTATTAAATTCAAGTATCGATGTGTATTTGAAAATGTTAGTAAGTATAGTAATACTCAGATACTTATGTAAACCAAAGGAGAAATGTGATGTGGGAGATATTAAAAAGCTGGATAAGTAAATGGTTATTTAACAGAAAAGGAGTTGATAATGACTAATACAACTAGGGAAATAGTTAGGCTTTATGATGAGCTTATCAAAAGAGCTTCATTTAAACTTGGTAGGAAGATCAAGTGTGACTGGGGTGAATGGCAACCAACTGAAAAAGGTATTAATAGGTTAATATCAAGAAGAAACAAGTTAATGAAAGGAGCTTGACAATGAGTGAAGGAGCATTAGAATACAAACTAATAGAAGAAACTAAAGTTAATATAAAGGTAAGTGATATTATTGACAGATTAGCTAGTATTGTAGATAATAGGTTAGAAGAGTTCTGGCTATATGATGAAGAACCATATCTAAGTAATAATGATAATGGGGATAGCGTAGAAGTATATCTTGTAGCTGATAGTGTTCAACAAGGGAGTCCATGTGATTGGAAAATATTGTTTGATAAAGCTATTGAAAAATTAGCTAAAGAGATATTAGAAGAAGAATCTGAATAATTGTCAACCCAACGAGTGAGCCCAAGGGTAATGTAAGTCCTTGAATGTTAAGAGACAGAAGGCAATCATCCCTAGGGCGAACTCACTAAATAAGGAGTTTAAAATGGAGTTAGCAGGAATAGTAATATTTATAATAGTAATAGGATTTATATATCACACATTCTTTATAAAGGAGGATAAGTAAATGGGATATGATTTATATGGTAATTCACCACAAGCCTATGAAGGGAAAGAGTTTCCAATTTATACTAAATATAAAGATATGGATTGGAATGAAAAGGAAGAACATGCTGATTGGAAGGAAGAATGTCAGAAATTTTGGGAAGAGCAGCATACTTTAGATAGAGAGACAGGTAGTTATTTTAGAGCAAATGTGTGGTGGTGGCGTAGATTATGGATGTTTACATGTCATGTATGTGAAGATGTGATGACTGAAGATGAGATGAATGCTGGTGATAGTAATAGTGGCCTTGAAATATCTGAAGAGACATGTGTTAAAATGTTGCCATTGATGAAAGAAGCTTTAAAAGATGGTAAAGCTATTGAATATGAAAAGGCAGTAAAAGAATATCATGAATCTGTACCAAAAGATAAAAATGGATGGGTAAAGAATGATGATGATTTTATGGCCAATTATCCATTTACTGTGCCATTCTTTGAAGAGTTCATTACATTCGTAGAACGTAGTGGAGGATTTACAATATCTTAAACCCAACCAACCCTGTTGGGCATGGGTTATGTGCACGGGGGTGACCATAATACCACTCAAAAACTAGTCAGAAGTAAATATGCCTCACCCCAAAGTTTATAGTAGCTAACTATAGCTATGGCAGTCCTGAGAAGTTAGCCTAAGTTTATTCCAGGAACTCTTGTGTAAATCTGATACGTTCAAACGAAATGTTTCAAGAGCACTACCATAGAATGAGAAAAAAGCTATAAAATTGATGTAATCATGTCAGTCACGGACACTGAGTTATCATGTAGGGATCTATGAAAAGAGATAACGGTAGTTTGTAGATCAGTCTAAGAGAACCTGTATGGCGCTATTATGCCTCGGCTAGCTAATTCGAGTAGACGCATATTAGTTGCATTGATTACATCATTAATTTAGGTAATGCCAGGGAACTGGTGTTTTCTAGTCGAAAAGAAATAAGGTGGATATTGACAGGCGAAGTGCCAGTGCCACTGTTGAGAACTAACTTGAAGCTTCTGCAGATATGTAGTTGCTCATAAGAAAAGCTCATCAAGTAAACTCACTTAACGAGGGTCAAGCCACCTTTATTTCTATATCTATAAATATCAATATAAGGAGAAAAACAATGGAATTATTAACAAAAGTGATAAAAGAAGAGGCAGAGAAACAATTCACTAAAGCTGATGATATGAATCAGAAAGTAGTAGCTAAGTTCTTTGATCCAGTAGGTAGTTGGACATGGTATCTAATGAATAAAGACCCTGAATCTGATTATTGTTGGGGTATTGTAGATGGTAATGCAGTAGAAATAGGATCATTTGGATTAAATGAATTGCAAGAGTATACAGGACATTTTGGATTAGGTATTGAGAGAGACACATCTTATGAACCTGAAAAAGCTATAGAAGTATGGGATAGATTGAATGCGCGCGACTGAGTATATAGATTATATAACTAGAAATGATGTTCATTTAGGTAAGAATGTTAAACCAAGTGAGTACACACATATAACAATACGCATGATACATAAGCGTCAGCGTTATGAATATCAAGTGCAAAGGAGAAAAGATGCAAGAATTAAAGAAAAACTTGCAAAAAATAGTTGATTATCTTTATGAAGATGAGCTTAGGAGCTATATAGAGCTAAATAAACCAGATGATCACATATTTATAGCAGTAAATGAAGTAGAAAAGTATTTAAACTTAAAATAAAGGAGCAATAATGGCTAAAATATCAGTACAACAGAGAAAATATTTCGTAACAAGGATAGAAAACTCTATTAATGAGAAGATTAGTGAGTTAAAACAGACAAAAGCAGCACAGGTACAGACATTATCTGAGAAAGAGTTTGGCAAATATCTTAAAATGTTAAAAATAGATAAAGATATGGCAAAATTTGAGAAAATAGATTTAGAATATAAGAATTTACAATCTAAACTATATGATGTATATAATGAAGTTCGAAGAACTTTAGGAATTGATGCATATTCAAGTAATAGTCCTAGTGTATATAGTAGCTCAGGATCTGATGATTTACACAGAGGGTTTAGATATTTATGCAATCAAACTGCAGCTAAACAGGAAACAGAAACAGCGGAAGGTAAAATTATTAAACAGCTTGAAGCTAAGAAAAGAGCTGCAATTGATGAATTACATGGTATAAATGAACTTGAAGGACTTAAAGCTACTGTTAACAACATACTTAAAGGTGCTGATGTACCTTTGTTAGGAGAATAAAATGAATGTAATAACTATTGAAAAAAATGTTCCAATACCACCAGCTATACGCCCATTTGATTATAGTAAATATAAATTTATACATGATTTAGAAGTGGGTGATAGTTTTGTTATAAATGGAAATACCCCTGATTATAAAGCTCATAGAGTAAGACAATATGTTTATTCAGATAAAACATATAAGCGTTATAAAATGAGATTTTCTATTAGAACATTAGATGGTCCTAGCAAAAAACCTACAGCTATTAGAGTATGGAGGGTAAAATAGTATGAAAAAAATGAGTCAGTCAAAAAGAAGAAAATTGATTCATTATGTATTTAATATTATGAGTCGCAAAGATAAAGGTAGAGCTAAAAAACCTGCAATGACAAATAGTTGGGGCAGAATCATTAAAAGGAGATAATATGTCTAAGAAAAAAGATTATACAAAAATATGGACTGAGTATGCTAAAGAAAGATTAGTTGGTAGAACTATAACTGATGTTTCTTATTTAACAAGCAAAGAATGTGAAGATGGATTTGGTTGGTATAAAAGACCAATAACATTCACACTTGATGATGGCAAAGAAGTTGTAGCTCAAATGGATGATGAAGGCAATGATGGTGGCGTGTTGTTAATTCTGTATCCAGGTGAAACTGTTACTAGTGAATATTTTCCAGGTGAGAAATTTACTAAGTCAGAAGTATTGCCTGTATTAGGATTGCGGGATTAGTATGAGTGCAATGGACGCAACTAATTATTTCTGTGATAAATGCGGATACATCGAAGAAGGGTGTGTCTGCAAACCTATAGTTAATCCAAAGAAAAAACAATTCCCATATGGTGAATGTCCCGAATGTGGTAGTCGGGATATAAGTGTATATTTACTTGCAGACTACAATAGTACAATAGATGCAATAAATTGCAAAGGTCATATTGAATGGTATTATTCAGATGCTATGCAAGATATGTATTGTAATGATTGTGATGCTGAATTTAGAGACGCAAAGGAGGTTAAAGATGGTGTTTAAAGAAATAAAAAGGTTTGATGTTGAATCTAAACCTACTCATGAAGAAATCCCTGAGGAAGAATTATGGGAAGATGGTGAGTTAAACTCTGCTGAAGTGCAGCGAAAGATATTGTATCATGCTTTTCAACAAGGAGATTGGATGTTGGTTAGGAGTATAAATGGGGAAGATTAAAGAAGCAGTGCAAGAATGGCTTGAAGATTATGGCTATGACTTAGATTATGATATGAGCAATTATCCAGATATTAAAGATTTTAAATGGATTGCTAACAATAAAGTAAAATCTACAGTTTATTATAGCCATAAAGATGCAATGAAGCAAAACGATCTAGCTATTAAACATGGAGCACCTGAACCACCTGAGGTATTTGACGATGAATAAAGAAGATATGATAAGAATGATAGAGTCTGGTGAGAAATTGCCAGACTACTGTCAAGAAGAGTTTGATAATATAATATTCTGTAAAATAAAGGAGCATAAAGATGGCAAGATCAATATCAAACGCACTAGACGAGTGTTCACGAATGTTGGTAAATCACACAGGATGGGCTTATCTAGATTGCATGACAAAAAGAGAGCAATTAGAAGTGATAACGACATACAGAGACCAAAGCTTGACAGGTAAATACATAGTAGTAGTATTCGAAAAAGATGAAAGACGCCTTAAGCATGAAGAGAGATGTGAAGAACTAGGATTAAATCAGGAGGAATGATGGAGCTAATAAAAGTTATCATTGATTATGTTGAACAACGGATGCAACAAATCGATGAACTAGGAGATCATTTTATGAAGCTTGAAATGTATGATGATGTTAGAAAAGCAGACATTGAAGGTAGAGGAAATGAATTAGTAAAAATATATGAAATATTGCGAGGAAATTCCAGTAAGTAGTCGTATATTACGAGGTCGCATAATCACACTTAATAGCAGAATTGGAGGAGACGTTCCTCCTTTTCTGTCCCCATAACTGTAAGGAGTAAATATGGAAGAAAATAACCAAGAGGTATCTATACCTCAAATTGAAGAACTAACCCCAAAATCATGGAAATCAGGGCAAATAAATGAACTTGCTGAAGCATTAGCTAAAGCTCAAGGAGAGATGGATGGTGCTGCAAAGAAAAGTACTAATCCATTCTTTAATTCAGGATATGCTGATTTGCATGAAGTAATATCATCAACATTCCCATATTTGAGTAAGTATGGACTATCAGTAACGCAAGGAAATGAAATTATCCCTGGAGCTGTGTGTGTAACAACAACATTGTTGCATAAATCAGGTCAATGGATAAGATCTAAAATCAAACTACCAATGGATAAAGTAAATGCACAAGGTGTAGGAAGTGCTACTACATATGGTAGAAGATATGGTCTTGCTGCTATGGTAGGTGTTGCACAGAAAGATGATGATGCAAATTCTATTTCTAATGCAAATCCAAAAAGTGCAGTTGATAAATATAACGCTAACAAACAATAACAAGGAGATAATATGGCAATTAAAACAATGTCACATAGTTCAGGTAATGGTAAATGGACCGAAGGATGGCATACATTAACTATTAATGATGCAAAATATGGTGATTGGAATGGTAAAAGATTTCTTGATATATTCTTTGAAGGATATCCAAATACATTCAATCTAAGAGTATATGAAGCTGTTAACAATGAAACCCATGAAGAATTTGCTTTAGCTAAATTATTTAAGCTAGCAAATGCAGGGATTATTGATAAAGTTAAATCACCTAGCGGTAAGGAAGCTATCCAGTATGATGATGATGAAAAAGGATTGATAGGTAAAAGTATTAATGGATTTTTCTACAAAGAAGGAGAATACACAAGAGTTTCTGATAGAATTGCACCTGTAGCTCAACAAGGTAAAATAATATCTTATAATGAGTCAGATGTAGACTTTTGGAAAAGTGTTACTGAAAAGCATATTAACGAAAGAAAATATGGAAAGAATACTCCCACAGCTGCTGATACAGGAGGGAATGAAAGCGAAGCGAACATTCCATTCTAGTATCTAGCTTAAAGGGGATGCAACTCACACACACTTACCCATTCGACAATTGTGTCCCCTTTTAAAACAAATATTAAGGAGATTATTATGACAGTAAGAGAACATCTAATATTGTTTCTAGATTGGCATTTGACAAATAAGAAACTATTTAGAACTCATAACATACAAGACTTATCACAAAGAGGATTATCTAAGTTTGGAAAAAGACTTGGTAGTCCTGAGACCTATACTAGGCAATTTAGAGAACTAAGGCAAGATGGCTATTATGAAGTTGATAAGTTAACTAGTGCTGGAAGCAATGAAAAATCATGGTATGTTAAAAGAAGGAGTGAAACATTATGATAAAAGAATTTGCCTTTGGTACAAATAATAGGCATCACTTTGCAGATGTAAATAAAATGGAGAGTTATATGAATATGGCACAAGATACATTTATGTCGCTATATGATTATGATGAACATGTAATAGAATATGTAAAAAGCAAACGGAGCTTATCAGGATATGATGGTATTATGTATATGCCTGATGAGTTCATTCTAGACGTAGATGGTTCCAATCCTGAAGATGCATTGAACAAACTACAAGGCTTACTATTGTTGCTTGAAGACTTAGATGTCACCAAACAAACATACTTTAGTGGCACTGGATTTCATGTCCACATACCTCAAGAAGCATTCAGGTGGAAACCATGTGATGATTTACATCTAAAAGTAAAAGAAGAATTAAAATCTAAAGGAATATTTGATTTTGCAGATCCATCTGTAACAGATAAGACTAGATTGATAAGAGTTCCAAATACATTAAATACAAAATCTAATTTATGGAAAGTTCAACTTAATGGTAGCCCCATGGATATCAAGAATATTATGGATTATGCTACTACAGCTAAAGAAATAAAAGAATTAGACCATGAATGTGACCCTGTATTTGATGTATTGAAAAGAAAAGTTAAGGCAACTGCAGAGTATCAAAAAGTTTCATTAGGAAGGCAGCCTGATCCAGTCAACTTTCCTTGCATACAAACTATGTTAGAAGGTACAGCTCAAGGACAGCGTCATCAAGTAGCATTAAGATTAGCTGCACATTTTAGATGGCTATACCCTGAAGACATTGTAAGAAATGTTATGGAAATGTGGAGAAAGCAAGTAGATAATAGTGAACATCCATTTACAGAAAAAGAGATGGATGGTATTATTACTAATTGTTATACAGGACACGATGGAGCAGGTTATAGATATGGATGTAGTGATATTGTAATGGATGAGTATTGTAAAAATACTTGCAAATTATATAAATCAAAGAAGTCCCAAACTATGATGGATGCAAAAACTATGGAAGCAGAGTTTATGGATTTCTTAGCTACAAATAGAGAGCCACTCAATCTAGGAAAGTTATATGGTCAAGACTTTCCAATTTATCCAGGAGAAGTAGTAATAGTTCAAGCTCCTCCTAAGTCTATGAAGACTATGTTATTACAAAACTGGGTAAATTCATTCAAACGACCTACATACTTCATTGAAATGGAAATGAGTCCAAGACAGATATGGTCTAGATTCTGTATGATTGAAATGGGGTGGAATGATGAGCAATTAAAAGAACATTATGCACAAATGAGTCAAAGTTTAACTGATAAATTCAATTGGCTAACAGTAGAATATGGTTCCTGTTACCCCTCTGAATTAGAGAAAAGATTATCTTTACTTGCAGTTAAACCAGAGATTGTTGTTGTGGATCACTTAGGCCTATTAAGGTCTAAGCAAAGAGATAACAATATGAAAGTTGAAGAAGCATCTCAAGCATTAATGGAATTAGCTGTTCAGCATAAAGTTATTATATTTGCTGTATCTGAAATCACTAAGACTGCTATGACTGAAGGTATGAATATAGCATCATCTAGAGGTTCATTTAGAATAGCATATAATGCAAACAAAGTATTGTCAATCACTCCCTATAAGAATGATGACAATGTCATAAGGTCTCTACAGGTAGAATCAACTGCCAATAGGGAAAAGGAATGGTTAAATGTCAACCTTCCTATCACTGGAGTTCAAATCCGATGATTATAATGGGGACAATAACTGGTCCTGTAAGTCCTAGCCTCTGTGGAATCGTACTGAAGCCAATACAAGTTAGGCAAAGGAATATGTGAGTCCCCATTGTATAAATTGTAAGTATTTAGATGAAGAAAAATGTACTTACTTCGAAAGATTCAGGATATCTGAGTCTAAAAAAATTCCTTGGAATATTGCAGATAAAGGTTGTAAAGTTTATTTGCCAAAAAAGAGTAAGGAGCACCCTTTGTTAGACATTGTGCTTGATTTATTTAAATGATAATAAAGTTCTATATAGTAGCAACGCTTTTAACAATATTTGATGAAGCCTGGAATATTAAAAATCCAAGACCATATCCTAAGCAAATCTACTACTCAGTTCAATGGGAAGAAAAAGATTTTTATACATTTAAAATAGACGATGAATGGGTCCTTAGAAAGTATCGTAAAACAGATAACAACATAAAGCGAGAAGTTCGCAAACAATATTGGGAGAAAAGAAATGGCAGATCCAAGAGATGAAATACGAGTAAGATATCCTAAGACATTAAAAGAATTTGAGACTATCCAAAAAGAAATGCTGTATTTATTTTGTGAAAAGCAGCTTGACTATGGTCCTACTAATATAGGACTGGGTAATAGCAAGGTGGAGAAGGATAGTGATATACAACTTTCTTTAATAGGACTAGGAACTAGATTAAATGATAAAATATCTAGATTCTTAAACCTAACAATGAATAACAAGAAACCTAAGAACGAAAGTATTGATGACACACTCATTGATATAGCTAACTATGCTGTAATGGCATTAATTGTAAGGAGTAAATTATGGGGAAAGTAAAAGAAAAACCACTACCAACACCTGATACAAATCCTGTAGATGGTGATAAATTAATTGAAGAGACTAAACCTAAAAAAGTTAAGAAAACTGAAGAAAAACCTAAAAAAGTTAAGGAAGAGATTGATATAAAGCAATTGAAAAAGGATTTAGATAAAATAGGTTCTTGGGTTGCTGATGTTGATGATGACTTAAAACAACTTGAAGATCTTGTAGATAGAATTGCAAAGAGAATGGGGTTATAATGAGTAAAAGAAAAAAGGTAACTTATGGTGAATTAATGGATAGAAATTTGTTACTTCTAAAGAAGACTATAGATATGGAGAGATCTATTGATTATCTTCATATGGTAATCCTTTCATACATTGAATGCAATGGAGATGAAGAAAAACTTAAAAAATATCTAAAGGAGAAAGGTGATGAACAATCAAACAAAAGTGATTCTGACGGAGATAGAGAAGATAAATCAGGAGATACTGTTACTGACACAGAGAGTCCAGAGGCTGGAGGAGAGCCTGAAGCAGGAGCAAATAAAAATCAAGCCCAAAAATATTGCTAATAGTAATAATTTGGATAGGATTATAGAGAGTGCTAATATAGCTATGGATAGATTTAATAAGAGAATAAATCGTGAAAGCTAAATCAGCAAAAGCAAAGGGTAGAAAATTGCAAAACTTAGTTGTTAAAGAATTAAGAAAAGCATATCCTGAGCTTGAAGATGATGATATAAAGTCACAAATAATGGGAGTGTCTGGAGAAGATATTGTATTCTCTCCGCTAGCTAAACGCTTAATAGGACTCTCATTTGAATGTAAGAACCAAGAAAGACTCAACTTGTGGGATTCTTTGACGCAAGCTGAAACTAATTCCGAAGAACGTACGCCTGTGTTAGTATTTAAGAAAAACAGAAGCCAGGTTTATGCCGCTATTCCCTTTAAGTATTTAATTAAACTACTATCAACTAACTAAGGAGAACATAATGCCGACTGTTTTGTACAGACCGAGGAAGAAACACGCCCAGAATAATCATAATTCCAACAATATTTTAGTTAATCGTGTTGAGAAATTGATTGAGAGGGTAAATATGCTATTGAAAAGAATGTAGCATTCTATTATAGGGATGGGGGTTAGCGCCCCTATCCTATTCTAGATAAAGAACGTAGAACCTTACGCCTTTCCAATTCTGACATTCGTCCTGTAGCAGGAGCTTTCTTCTTACCTTTTTTACCAGTACCATAAAGCCACCTTGACCATTCTTTTTGTTCTTTGTCAGGGAAGAATCCAAGTTCTAACCAGAAAAAATCTTTTACACCACCTGATTTCCATGCATTAGAAGAATATGCATATGTTCTAGCAGCTTGAGCATTTATCCAAGATAATTGTTCATAAAGTTCTTGGTTTTCATTTCTATTTACAGATTTACGAATTGATTCATTGAATACTTTATGTTTCCATCCATGCCTTGGATCTTCTGGACTTCCCATAGATGCGTGTAATAAATATTCATATATGCCTGCAGCCATATCGAAATTAGGGAACCATCCTCTTGGACCAAATCCTTGGCCATAAGTAACTTCATCAACCCATTCTTGAGTTTCTTTACTAATTTCACCTTCTTCGAACTTTTCCTTACTAGACATTAACCATGCAGTCATTTTCTCTGCAGTTTCCGCTATATCATTACTTGCTAATTGTTCGAAGTCAGTCCTAGTTACAACAGAAAGCATTCCTATCATCGGCATCAACATACCCATTCTAATTGCTTTGCCAACTTCAGAACTAGTAAAATCCTTAGCTTTTATAGAATGTCCTGCATCTCTAGCCCATCCATACATAAGGTTAAACATATTAAATCTATAATGTGCAAATTGTCCCAATCCAGCTTTAGCAAACTGCACTGTTTTTGATTCATCTCCACGAACTCTTATAGCTTTAGCTTTGGCCCACTTAGAATATTCAAAATGCAAGTCCAATGTAGCATTATATGCAATTTCACCTGCAGTATTTTCTATCCACTCAGCAGCTACTCTTTCATGCTTAGCTCCATGAATATTCATAACATCATCATAAGTAATTACATAATCTTTACCTTTTTCTCCCTTAATCTTTTCGATAGTAGCTTTCCCTAACATATTTCTTGCCAGCCAGCTACGATCAGATGCTTCTAAATTTTGATGAGCTAAAGCAAATGCAGTATCAAATGTTTTAGATCTGTTCCAGTCTTCTACAATTTTATGAAACTTTCCAGTGAGCTTTGTAAGACCTGTTGTTGCTCTAACAACACGCTCTGTCGCTCTTTCACCATCTTTAACTTGTAATTCTCCATTTTTATCTACAAATAAATCTTTCTCTAACATATAAGCATCATCCAATGCTCCACGAGATTGCTCACTTATATTTGCTGTACCATCTTTGCCCATAACAGCATCCCAAGCATTTGAAGTTTTACTTTTACCATCATACCATTGAAGACCACGTTTCTTTTTTTGCCTAAGAGCTTTTCCTTTATTATCCTCTGTAGTACCTGAATCTCTATACCATCTAGCTGCATCCCATAAAGCCCTTCCACCAAATTCAACAAATTCATACATTCTTTGAGTAGCATTTCTAGCAGCAGAACGAAGGTTGCCTCCCATTAATCTAAAGTAAGTCACAGAAGTCATGAGTCTAATAGCATCTGTCATATAGTTTTCTTTCAATGGATCTACAACTTGAATTTCAGTTCTAACATCATCTAATAAGTTCAACATATCCATAGATGCTTCTTCTAAATCCTTCCTGCCTGCTTCTTTAGCTGGATTTAAATGTTCTTTCTGGATAGTTCTAACAGCATCTTCAAATGTAGCCTTTACATGAGTTTTGTAATTAAAAATACCAATATCATTCACATATTTTTTCAAGAAATAATAAGGATCTGCGTCATAATATTTATCAATAATAGGGCTTCTATGTTTTGCGATATCTACTATCGTCTCGTCCCACTTATTTAATTCCAGCTCTAACTTTTTATCTAAACTTAATTCATGCCTATCAACTGCACTTTCTAAGTTTTTAATTGTCTTCATTATACCTAATGTATATTTAGACATATAATGTGGGGAGAAAGCAAGCTTTCCATCACTTACCAATCTTTCACCAGGTTTAAATCCTAAAGCCAAGAAATCTTTATCACCAACCATATCTTTATAAGCAATAGTTTTTCCTTCAGTGTCAACAGTATGCTGAAACTCAATAGCCTTTATCATACCCTTTATTCTTTCAACAGTTTTGTCTACCCAAGGAAGATTTTTTTCCTTAGAAATTTGTAAGATTTTCTCCAATCCACGAGTAAGACTCACAACACCATTTTTGCGAATCTCAACCATATTCTTCTTCATTTTGTATAGGTAATTTTTTTGACGACTATTTAAGTTAACTCCATCTAATTGAATACTTTCTACATCAGCACCTTGCAATACGCTATTAATAACTTTATAAGCTCTTCCTGCTCCAATTTCATAAAATCTTTTCAAATCATTTTGGATTCCTGACATTTCAGCTACCAATCTTTGCTTTTCAAGTACATTGGTAGTATTTGCAATTTTCTGTTCTAAAATTTGCCTACTATTCTGTAAAGCTCTAATTCTTTTTTGCCCTGCATCGCTAAGAGTTCTGAGTCCTGGAGTATCCATAACAGAAGAACCTAGGCTTAATCCCAAATTTTTAAATTCAGATAAAAATTCATTCACCTGCTTATTAGATGTTGTAGTAAAGTCCCTAAAAAAAGAAGTTTCTTTTATTAATTGAGTCTCAAACTTTTTTAACTCAGGAACATTTTGCATAGCTGCACGTGGCAAATGAAACTTGCTCCAAATCAAACCATCTTTCTTGGCAATCTTTTTATTATACAACCTCAATCCAAATTCAAACTTTCTAAAATCTTTAAAATTAGGTGGATGCTGAGAAGGATCTAGTGATTTATGAGTATATTTATTCCACAACCATTCAAATGTTTCTGGATTATTCCAACCAGAATCTTGAACATTTTTATAGGCAGCCCCTCTTTCCCATGCTTGAGCTAAATCCATCATTTTTCTATGAAGTTTCTCTTTATCAGCTGGTTTCATTTTATCTTCTCTTTTTCTAAGAAAAGATCGTAATCCACATGTGAAAACTGACATTAACTATCTCCTTTCAATAAGCAATCCCAATGGTTTTTCATCATCTGAGTAGTAGATTGATTAATACCGCCTCTTTCACCTAAATCTTTACGCCTCAAAGCATCTGCTTCATTTATAAATATCCTTTGTGAACCATATTCTCTAACAGTTCCATCTTCATTGGTGAGATATCGCTGCTTACCCCATATCCTATCTACAGGAATACCTGATGCCTCCATAACTTTAGTTGCTTTATATAATATTGAAGGATCAACTAGTTTCCCTGTTGCATATTCAATTAGAACCTTAGCAGCATTCCTTTCATTTGCATCTGAAGACTCACGTTTATTAAATATATCTTGAGATATCATTTTCTTTGTAGTTAAAGCTCCATCTAAACTAGCAGGCTCTGTATACATTCTAGATGTTAATAATTCAATGTCAATATGTCTATTTTTTGATGCGATATAAGCAATGTTTTTCATAATAGTAACATCATTTAAGACTTCATTAGCAAAGTCTTTTAGCATATAATCTGGCTTATATTCTCCACTAGCAATATCAGTAAGAAGGGCCATTGTAGGTTCATTTAATTTATTTTCTAAATACATATAATCAAATACTGCTTTTTTAGGACCACCTTGATTTACGCTTCTAATATTAACAATTTTATCAGATACATCTGGAGCAAGTAATCGTAATATCAATGCTTTTCTATACACAGGATCATCTATATCCTTGAACAATGCATCAAATAATGTTGCTTTTCTTCTAATAGAATACTTAGCAAAATCTTCTCTTGACCTGAAATCTTTTTCTGCTAACTCTGCACCTAAACTTCTAATTTTAGCTTGTAATGAGCCATAATCTATATTTAAATATTCAACTAATTCATAAATATCCATTCTATGAACTTTACCATCAGAATCCCTAATTACAGGATTACCACCAAAAGCTTCTGCCAATATACGAAGTCCTTGTTGCTCATCCCCTGAAGTCACCTGATATCTTTTCCCATTTTCAATCATTTTATGACGAGTTTTTGATATTGAATTTCTATTAGTTCTGTTTGGTTGAACGACTTCTACTATCTTTCCTTTATTGTCTAGTACAACAACAGCTTTCCCGCTTCTATTGTAAAAGTCCCCTTGGCCATAACCATAATTTGAAAGCAGCTTAGGAGGATTTATTTCATCATTTTTGCCAAACATATAAGAAACAGATTCCTCCATGTCAGCTTTTAATTCTTTAACTCTACTCAATTGAGCAGTTAAATTAGCTAATTCCGTATTTTCTTCTGTAGGTTTTACAAATTTCTTTTTAGATTCAATTTCTATTGTTAAAGAACGTTCTCTTTTAGCTAATTCTAATAGCCTTAATACTCTAGATTCATCTTTTACATATTCATTTAATGCTATATTAAATAATCTATTCTCTTGCTGCAATCTAGTTTCTCTTGCTCCCTCAATAAATCCATTCTCAATATAATCTACTATTTCATCAGATTTTTTATAACCCTTACCGAATGAACCTTCTTCTTTCATTGTACTTGATTTTATATGTACTCCATGCAATTCACGCATAGCAACATCATAAGGATTTTGAGATTCATCGAAATATCTCATAGCACGATTCAATCCAGCTTCAAAATTAACCCTTGGGTCCAATCCCCATTTCCCAGCCTTAGAAATATCTAATGTCTTATTATATAAATTAACAAAAGCTCTATTATAGTCTTCTATAGTAGCTCTAGTCTGAACTCCTGCTACATCAGTCTGAACACCTCTATTATATTTTAAATAAGAATTTAAAGGATCGATAAGTCTAGCTCTAATTGCATCTCTGACAAATTTAAATCTATCATCCGTCAATTTATATTCATTGACCTTTTTAAAATTACCATAACTACCTCTTTCTTCAACTCCTATGTCAAATATACCATTTTCTCCAAACCATATTTCGTCTTGCATGGATCTAATCTTATCTACTGAGGCAGTGGATGGCAATCTGTCATACATATCTATAAATCTTTTAGCCATGTCGCTAATATTGTCAACTAAATTAACATACTTACCTGAATTATTTAAACGAACTTGAAGAGTAGCTTGATTAATATCTACTATATCACCAACATCAAAAGTAAGAAGTAAATTATCTGATTTAAACATATTAGATAGATAAGTAGAAGTTTGATGCATTTTTATAAACTGTCCTCTAGCAACATTAACCTCGGCTAATATCATATCATTTGTATAATCCCCAGAAATTAAATCTGGCAATGTTTTGGCAAAGAATCCTGTCTGCACATTAGGGTCAAATAGTCTATTGATAGCTCCATCTTGTCCTTCACTAGAACCAGTTATATACCCTGCAACTTTATTTGTTTCTCTCCAAAACTCCCCAGGAGCTGCAACATAATTAAATGATTTATCAAAGTCGAAATCAGCATCTTGGGGTTTAATCGCATCGACTGAGTTCATCATACTTGTATTCCCTGCATTCTCATCTACATGAGCTTTACCATCTACTATAGCCATCTTACTGATAACAACATCACCAATCATATTTCTAGGCTGTCTTACATTTAGCATTCCTACGCTCAATCCTAGTGGATCTAAAGACAATGCTGCGCTTGCAAGAGTAGTGTTTTCATCTATAAGCAATCTTCCTTCCTGATCTTTCATTTCATATGCTTCTTTTTCTATTCTTTCTGCACGTCTATATGCAGCAGAATTATTACTATCATATTCAAGATGGAAAAAACCTGGATCATCAATATCTCTCAATCTACCTTTCTCATCTATAAATCTTCCCTCTACTTGAAGAAACTTCTCTCCCTGAATATCTACTAGGAAGGCATCTGCTTCCCTCATATTCCCATCTTCAGCTTTATACTTAATTCTTTGTATTAATACATTATGTACTCCATTTAGCTCAGAACCAGGCTTTTTAAAGAGTTTTTGTGATGCATAGTATGAGGGTAGGAACTCTCCGTAATATTGCACTGTAGGCCTATCATTGATTGTAGAACGCACACTTATATCTAAGTTACCGTAATCTGCAGTCATAACGTCCAAAGAACCATCTTCAACGACTCCACCTGAAATAGAACCATTGTTTATATAATAATTTATAAGATTTTCTTCAAGTTTTCTTTGAGCCCAAGGCTCTAATATTAATCCATCTCTAGATAGTATTGAACTGATAGCACTATTAGTCATAGAAGGATCACCAGTTTCTGTCATAGATGATACAACTTTTTGACCTAATGCTGTTCTGAAATAGGGGTCTGTATACATAGTATTCAAGTCATCTTTATACGCTGTAATCTTTCTTTGTAATCCAATCCATTCAGAGATACCATTCTTATCACTCATATGGATACCTGTATTTGCAGCTACTGAAGGATCATGCTCTTTAGATATTGTTCTCAAGCTAAAGGATTCCAATGGAATTTCAGTTATGACATCCTCAACTCGCTCCCTAATAGTATTTCTGTTAACATAATCATGCCATCTAATAGGTAATTGCTCTGACGCTACAGGGTTTAAGTTAGCAAATCTATCGGTAGTATCTTCTCCTACTCTACGTTTAAATAAATTCTTTTTATTAGATGAAGAAAAGGTAAGCATATCAACCCCTAAATCACTCATTAAATCATTCATAACAGGATTATATTTAAATGCAGTTTTACCAAACCACTGTTCTACTTGACCATAATCAGAACCATCTATTCCCTTACCTTCTGTGACTATCTTAGAATGAGATATTGTAGGTTTTATTCCTCCAGATTTAAATCCAACTACATTACCCGTAGCATCAGTTCTAACCATATCTGGATGCAACCCAATCATAGCCATTGAAGCTAAATAAAATTCCTTTGTGACAAAAGTCTCTCCATCAACAATTGATTTCTGAGCATCTCCTATCAACTTTAAATTATAAAGATAATCTGGATTGCCTCCTGATCTATCATCACCAAAATCTCCATTGGCAAGCTTTTCATCTAACTTTACTTTAGCTCTATCTAAACTATTAAATATATTATATTCATTGTTGCTTCTATCAAAGTCAGTTTTTTCATCTTTTATAGTAATAGATTTTACTTTCTTATCGGCTTCAAACCAATCTTTCACTTGGTCATAAACATTATTGTACAATCTAGACTTACTATTTTGATACATCTTAGCTGTTTTAGCACGATTTTCAACCGTAGGGACATATCCATTTTTAGTTTCATTCAATTTATCATACTTATAATTACGCTTAATTCTAGAATGTTCTAAATTTATATCTCCATTTCCTACTACAAACTCAACATCGTTAGGCATATTTAATAGTAATCTAGTTAGTTTTATTCCCTGAACTACAGACATGTCATCTTTACCACCTCTTATAGTTTGCAATAAATCTCTAATAACTTTATGCTTTGGAGTGTCTAAACCTAAATCACCATCATATAGAGCTTCAATTTTTTTATATAACTCTCCACCTTGTGAATATTGAATAGCTAATTCCCTATGAATAGAACCAGGACTTTTATCTACTCTAACAACCAAGGAAGTAGATTCATTTATTGGAATAATCTCAAATCTCTCACCTTCTAACGAATGGTCTTGATTTACATCTTTTAATTTACTTACATCATCTGTTTTATAAAATTCAGATTCAGCCTTTGAATGTTCTATGCTAAAATTACCTGACTTCAATGCAGAGTTATATGCTGCTAAATCTCTAGTATTAATGTCCCTAATAGACTTTCCATCCATATCAATGCCTGTACGCTCTGCTAAATAAATAAAGTTTTGACTAGGGTCTAATAGCTCTAAAATACCTGTTAAGCCACGCTCCTTTGTATTCCCTACTACAGACTCACTTTGTATTAATTTATTGGTACGCAAGTCAAGCTTTAAAGTTTTAACAACTCTTTTAGAGAAATAATTAGAAGTGATACCATATAAATCCGAATCCATTTGAGCTTGTGAGGGCTTAAGTTCATTAGGCATATTTTCAACTTCAATTCTCATTTTAAGTTCTAATGGCTTAACTACAAAGTTCATAAAATTATCATCACTTAAAAGAACATCTCCAGATAATTGTTCTATTTTCCTAACAAGACTCTTCACATCTGATCTCAATTGAAGACTTCGGATATCTCCTGTTAATTCATAATAATCACCTAGAATATTTCTAGTCATAGATTTTAAATCTTCAGAAGATCTCCTTGTAGACCTATCTATTTCAAATAACTTATCAATTTCATTCATAGGCATACGATACTTATTAGAAAAGATAGGAGTAGTAATCCTCATTGAATTATCCTGAACATCTTTATCTTGAATATTCTTTGAACGTAGTTGCTCTCTAATAAAAGCTTGAGCTGAAGTTTCATTTAATACAATTTGTTGAGCTTTATCCTGAACCTCTTTAGCTATTCTTAATACATTCTCTGCATATTCCATTCTAGATGAATTGGCTGGACTTTGAGATAATAAATTGAGTACACTTTCTATATCTCCTTCTTTTCTAGCTAAAGCTCTCAATGTATAGGGGTCATTGTCTTTTAATGCAGTCTTTAAAATTTTCACCAAATCCATAGTTGCTTTCATTTCCTTAACAACTATATCCATCTGCTTCTGAACTTTCTCTCTACCTGTAGTATCAAGATTATTCATACCTGATGAAAGCCATTCTAATTGCTTTTCAAATTTAGTAACCTCATTATTTAAAAATTCAGAATATTGACCAATCCTATCAAATGCTATATGATCAAGCGCAGCTTCGCCTGTAGCTTTAGATTTCAATAATGCTCTATACCAATCACCTTCTTTATTTTCAATAAGATTATCATCAAATGTCATTGGATATTTTGAATCAGCAGCTATAGCCATAACCTTTTCATAATGTGTTTTTAATGAATTGTAAGCTTCATCGCTTATAGCTCCACTTTCTTTCATAGCCTTTAAATGATTGCCTATAGATTCTACAGATGGAAGAACGACCTTATAACCATCGCCTTGATAATTCATACCTGCATCATTTATAATAGTTCTAAAACTAGCCTTAACATCTATCCCTGCATTAGCATCATGCAATTGCAATTTATCCAAAGACCTATCAAGTATATCATTTTTAAAATCTCTGAAAGCATCAGGATTCCTAATCAAATCTCCTACAACACTTTCTATTCTTTCTTTTATTGCAGTAGCTTGTTCAAGTGTTAGCTTTGTAGGACTATTCTTAACAACAGTTGGATTTAAATCAAGAACTACACTATGCAATTTATCTATAAAATCCTTCACCTCACCATAACCTTCCACATCTTTGGCTGGCTTTTCAATTGAAGGTAATTGCTTATTTAATATTAAATTTTGCAACATAACGAAAGTATCTCTTGCTTCACCAAGAGGAGCTCCATGCTCATTCCCTCCTGTTAATAGCTGATAGCCTCTTTCTATTTGCTGCAATTTCAATGCAGTATCATAAGTAAAGTGGAATGATCTATCTCTTAATATATTTAAGTCCAAATCAATCTCATCTCTCCATCTAGGACCATAAACTGAATCCATCATTCTCTCAGAATATTTATTAAAGATTTCAGAAGCTTTGGTTTGTTGGTCTCCAGACATACCTCTAAATTCTGAAGGTAAAGCTGTTCCAGGTCTTATCCAATTATTATCTATTCCAAATTGATATACAGTAGCAAATGTTTTACCTGCATCAAAATCTGCAAAATTTAAAGCTTCTCTTATATCAGGCACTACCATTTCGTCAAGCTTAGTCCCTGCTTCAATAGGAATACCCAAAGCTTCATAAGTTTCAATTATATAATTTCTCATTATCTCATGTTTCTCTGAGATACTTTTAATTATATTGCTTCTAGTCCACTCTTTAAACTCAGGGTCAATATTTAAAGTACTTAATTCCTTACCATTAAATTTAATAGTTGCAAGTTCATTGACTATTTCAAATGCCTGGACTGGTGTATATTGTTTGATATTAATAGGATCACCACTATTACCTTCATATATATCTATAATTTTTCTAGCTATATGTAATTTATCTTGATACATAGTAGCTTGCTCTAAAGTAAGATCACCATTTTTCACAAGTTCGCTTGTATATTTATTAAAACCTGTAACTAAATCAACTCCTGTTAAATCTTCATTCCCTACATACTTTTTAAATACATTTTCTATTTCTTTAAATTCAGGGGTAGCATCCATTTGCCTTTTAATACTATTGCTAGCAGCTTTATTGGCTTCATCGCTCATTCTACCATCGCCAAAAACATAACTAATAGATTTCAACTTATCCTTATCCATTCCAAATGTTTCAAGACCACCCATTATTTTCTTAAGCTTATTAGCCTTTCCTACTATATCTCCTTGTATCTTACTGGTCCACATAGGAACATCACCTGTTTGGAATACTTTATTAAACCATCCAGGTTTAGTAGTATCGGTATGGAAGCTATGTGGCTTTCTAGTAAAAAACATAGCAGTCATAACATTAGCTGCTATTTCATGTAGAGTTTCTCCCATAGCCATTCTAAGCGATTCCATGCTTAATCCATTATTATAGAAACTATGAGCTAAGCCCATGCCATTCATTGCAACTACACCAACTCCCATTCTAGGAAGAGAGTAAAACATATCTTTACCAAATTCTTTAGTCCATTCTATTGGAGCATTAACTATGAACTTTCTTCTAAGAGCACTTAAGTACTCTCTCATCTCAGCAGTCCCTGCATCATCTGTAGCTGTAGCCCACCAATTATCAGGCTTATTTCTCCACTTCATGGGTAATTTAGCATCTAAATAGCCACCAGATATCTTATGCATAGCTGTAATCTGAGCTCTCAACTCTTCATTGCTATATTTCTTTAAAGGCTTGTAATAACTAGAGGAAGCTTTACTTACTATTTTACGCATTCTAGATAAATGCTGTCCCGAAGTACCACCTCTCCAGAACTGAACGGGACCCAATATTGACATAAACAGACCTTCAAATAAGGCTTCTCGCGCCCAATTCCCTGCTATTTTACCATAATTTAAATCATAATTATCTGGTTTGTACTTATATCCATCCATCCCTTCAAATTCTACACCATAAGCCTTTTGCCAAGCTATATTTTGAGCTGTTCTTAAAGTAGCTATTCCAACCCCAATAGCTGCATCATAAGCCATAGCTCCAACAATATATCCAGACCGAGGACCTAAACCAGCTCTATTGGCTACGATATTCATCATTTGCATTGCATTTTTGGGGTTATTTCGAGAAACTATCTTAACAGCTTCAGTAGAAAGAGCATCAAGTATCTCGTCATCAGCTATATTTAGAGTCTTCTGCATATTACTACGCACAGTAGATCTCATCGTTTGCTCTATTATTTCAGCTCCTAAAGCTGATTCTATTTTATGAATAGCTGCACTTGCTTCTGCGACCTCATAGGCATCATCAATAATTTGAGTCGCTTTTTTAGAAGTAAGAACTTCACTTACTTTTTTACGACCAGGAGATACAGGGAAATTCCCAGCCGCTTTAACTAATTCTTTTGTAGATTTAGCTGAAGCCCATTTAGTTCCAATTCCAGTAACTCTACCTAGAGTAGTAACACCTTTTCCAACAGCTTTTCCAACTAAAGAATATGGGATAAGATATCCGAGAGCTGTTCCTATCATATTACCAGCTCTACCTGAAGCAGACAATTCATCCCAATCTCCAGCAGCATCCCCAGCTATCATCTCCTCCCAGGTATCTGCATCATCGCCATACACCCCTTCTTTGTAAGCATCTGCTGCATTCAGCAAACCCAATGAGCCTGTATCTGTAAATCCCCAAGCAGCTTGACCTAGAAAATCGTATAATGCATTTCCAGTAGTACCTTGACCTGTCTCTTCTATAAAGGTTCTTCTATTCTTACGTTCTCTTTCTTGGAATAAATCGTAAAGAGCATTATTGGACATTTATTATTCTCCTAATAGCGTTCTAATTTCTTCTTCAGTGGAATATCCATGTAATATTAAATCATCTATAAGCGTAGTAGCTATTGCATTTAGATTTTTACTTTGCTGTTGATCAAGCTCTTTAAGGCCCTGATAAAGTTCGTCTTTAACATTTAGTTCCACTAATCTATCTTGTACATCATAAAGAGAAGCTTGAATTGAAGAAATCTGAGGGCCCACTTCATCTCCATAACTTATAGTATTGCCTTCAGCATCGTGAGCAAATTTAAACATACGATTCTCAATTCTCTCTTGACCTTCACCTCTAAACCAATCAGTCCAACCAGCAAATACTTGGGTGATAGGGACAGCTAAACCTGATATAATAGTATGTGCAGACCGCTCATCCCAATCTTTCCTAAGATTATTCAACGAGCTAAGTAATTCTTTCTTTTGTGCCCTTAATGATTCCTTCTCCTTTTCTTTGCCAATTATATGAGCATGCATTTCCTCATATCCTTCTTGGCCACCATATTTTTCTTCGATTACTTGCTCATTCTTATCAATAGTATCTAGTAATTTCAGTATTGCATTATTACTCACTTCTTTCGAGAAAGTAAAAGTTTCTGGAGCATTAGGATCTTTACTAATTTCTATAGCACTAGCTAACATATGTGCATTAATTTCTTGCTGTAATTCAGGTCTATCGCTAATTATATCTGATATTTTAATCTTTCCAAGACTACCTGCATCAATAACTGTTTCATCAATATATCTATGTTTAGCTTCATAAGTATCATAACTTTCCACTTTACCAAGAATATAACCTCTTATTGCTTCATACTTCTTAGCTTGAGCATCAGTTTCCTCTGGAACATTTCCTTGCATAGATTCTCTTGAATTAACTTCTGAAAACTCAGACGTAGTATAAACATTAGCCACGCTATTCTCATTTACTGCATTAAAATAGTCTTCAGGATTATTCATCATTGCTTCTTCAACTGTGCTTAAAGCAAAATCAGCTTGTTCTTCAGTATATCCAAGCTCAGTTGTATAAACATCTTTAAATATATTAGGGTAAAATGCCAAAGCTAAAAGTTCTTCTCCAGCATATGCAGAATCTGCTCCCACATCTCCTCTATTTGCAGATGTCTTGTGATGCATATTTATAAATATATTCTTAATATTCTCTTCAGAACCTAAATCTGGAATAGTTTCAAATGTGGGGTCATTGTAATATAAATTTGCCATACTATTTTAAATGAAATTCCCAGTCAAATTCATTATTATTATTATCGGTTTCATCTAAAATATTTTGATTTGATTTCGCTAAAGGTCCCAGTATAAGGTCAGTTCTAAATGATCTATATTCAGATACAAATTCTTCAAATGTCATTCTAGTATACCCAAACAATCTTTGAGTTATCTCATCCAACTCTTTCCTCGCATCTGGATCTTTATCTTTATATGTATCCCAAGCATCTTCAATAAATCCCTCAAAATAAGTAAAATCAGAATCAGAAATAAGTCCTGTACCCTGATTATAAACAGGCACAGAAGCCTCATGAGCTGATATGTATTCTTGAAATACTTTAGATACATATTCAGATCTTTCTATTGGATCTATAGGAAATACCTCATCTCTTATTCTTGAGATAGCATATGCAATACCCTCTTGAATTTCAACTTGTTTCTGCTGGGAATACTCAACTGAATCTGCAGTATATTCTCCTTCAGGAGCTTTTACAACCAAAGCATGAGTATCAAAACCTTGCAAACCACTTTCTCTATATGCATTATTTACTCTAGTCATTACATATAATCTAGATTTATCTTCTTTCTCGTCAACAGTCTCATCAGTCTTCTTACTTTTCCATGATTCCGTTCTTGCCTCATCATACTCTTTTGAGACTCTACCTGCTTCTAGTATATTTAAAGATTTAGTAAGTTCTCCTGGGACATTTTTATATAAGTTTTCTATTATCGGATTCTCTCCATAAAGACTTTTGTAGACATTGTAATCTATATCTCCTATATCCCAAGCCTCTGGATCATCTCCACCTGTATATCCAGCTTCTGGATCTCCTCCTTGAATAAGCTGCTTAGCTTTTAATATATCGCCATAGATAACTTCTTTTAATTGCTCAATCTTAATTTCTGCATTATCCGCTTTATCTGAATAATACTCAGCCTTTTTAGCATAATCATCAGCTTGTATAGTACTTAAATTTTCCAGTACCTTTAAAGATTCATTTGTTCTAAATAGCTCATTCAAATCTTCAATCTCTGCGCCTGAAGCTAGATAGGTATTAGTCAACTCTTCCAATAGCCTTTCATTATCTCTATATTCATCCTTCATATCCTTATAATGAAGTAGATTAGCTTCCAACTCATTTCTATCTTCTATTAAATCTTTTTCATGCTGAAGCTTAGCGTCAAATCTCTCTTGTACAGCTTTTCGCTCTGCTGCTTCTCTTTCTCTTTCACCTTGAGCAGAATAGTATTGCATCAATAGTTGGGGTAATTGTTCTAAGAAGATTCCTAAATCACTTTTTTCATATACAATTGCCATTTATTTATCCTTTAATTGCACCTAACATTTGCATGAATTGGTCTTCATATTGTTTGTAAGCTGATTTTTTTTCTTGCTCCATATCTACTCCCATTTGCTGCATTCCTAAAGTTCTTTGTTTAGATACATCTCCAACCTGGGAAAATAAATTACTTTGGAATTTTAATGGATTCATAGCACCACCTGATAGTCCTGACTTACCCATAGCAAATCGAGATGCTTGTCCCACTTTCTTCATTTCTCCTTTTAGACCTTGAATCTTCGCTTTGGTTCCTTGGTCTAAACTCTTCATTTTACCTTCAAAGGAAGCTATAATATCACTAATTTCAGTTGGATCAAATTTAGCAAAAAACGTTCGCTTTTTACTCCCAACATCAAGGTCTTTTAATAAATCCGTTAGAGTAGTAGGGTCGCTAGCTAAATTAGCTAATTCTTCTGCTGTATAATTTTCAATATCAAATGCCATAATTAACTAGTTTTTACCCAGTCAAAAGCACTTGGATCTTTACCCATATAAAGTTGTTTCATCAATTCCAATGAATCCGCTGACTCCATAAATCCTGCTGATACTCCTGATTTTACAGCGCTTGAAGTTATATCTCCCCTAAGGTCTTCTCCTAGCTTTTTAGCATCTTTTTTATGGAATATAGTATCTTCATGCTCCCCTCTAAGTATCTGTTTATTTTTTTTCGAAGTGAGGCCTTCTGCTCCTGCATGTCCTCCTACAAGTGATCCTATCCCTGTAGCTAATCCTGCTGCTAAAGCTGTTGAACCAACTACAGCTCCAATAGGATTTGCTAGAAGAGCCATTCCTGCTAAACTTCCAAGAGTTCCACCTACTGAACCCCATAAACCTTTTTTCTTAGCTGCTGACTCAGTGGCCCTCAGATCTTGCTTAGACTTTAGCCCCATTTGATATTGCTTAGCTGCCCAACTCATATATAACTCCCTTTTTTTACTTAGTTTCTATCAATATAAAATACACCTTGTATTATATTATTCCAAATCAATTATTGCCCATCATATATAGTTGAAGGCAATGCTGTTGCTTTAATTACAAATGGATGTTCACCTAGGCCAAAAGATGCCCTATATCCATAGGTTAAGTTCGCAGTTTTAGTAACACCTGCTGTTGAAAATCCAATCCAAAAAGTATTACTTGAACCAATACTTGCTAAATGACTTGCAGATAATACCCATTTTATAGTTTTGACATGGTCATCAACTTCATCGTCAGTAAACATGATTCCATTGGCATCATACTCTAATTCAGCAGATACAGCAGAATACCCATCTGTAGCATTTGCAGTACTCAATCCAACTTCTATCCTTGTATCTGAACTTGAGCAATTTATTAAAAATGTTGCTTCAATCTCAACCAATTCGCTAGGTGGAGTCTTAAATGTGATTTTATGAGTATCATCTTCCACTGTCATTGAGTTTTGTATTTCAAAAGCATTTGTGTTAGTTAAATCTCCTTGTAATCTTGTATAGCCAAGTATCATACCAGCATAAGCAGAACCTGTTTCACTAAATTCAGTTCCACTATTTAACATATGAAAACTACCAGATGCTGAATCCATTTTCACTGCACCATCTACATCTAACAATAAATCAGAATCTCTAGCTCCATCTCCAATGGTAGCTATTGTCAAGTCCCCTGTATCTGCTACAGCTAAAGTAGCATAATCATCAGCAGGATCAGCATCTGCTGTTAATTTTATGTGAGTACCAGTTGTATTAATAACCATTCCAATATTTGTATCAGCGCCATCTGCATCTACGTCAAGTCCTATAGCTGTAGAAGTTCCACTAGTAGCTCCAACTACATCAATATCTATACCCCTAACAGTACCAGTTCCTAGCGTAGCTGAATTAACATCTAAATTAATACCCGAATCTAAATGATTTTCTGTCCCTGAGCTAGCTACTGTTCTATCAAAATCAATATATAAGCCAGTACCATTGCTAGCATCATCTCCAGATAAGTTACTATCTATTTTGAGTCCTTCTGAAGTAGCTGTTGCAGTATGAGTTAAATAGCTACCTCCAGCTGAACTAAATTCAGCAAATTGAGTCCCCATGGCAAAGCTAGCTCCAGCAGGTGCCATACCTCCACTAAAGAACTGTATATTATTATTACCTGTTCCAAGTCTTAAATCATCTACTGCACTTATGCTAATATCAGCTCCAGTACCACTATCTATCATATTCCATATTTGAACCTCTCCATCGCTTTGAGCTTCTATATGACCAGCCTTAGTTCCAGAGCCATACCAAGTAGCCCTCTCTTCATCAGCATCAAATGCCCATTTCACACCACCACCACCTG